ATACCTGCGCCAACGGGGGAAATAAACGATGATAAAACCCAGGAGAGCGCCGATAAACTGGACGCCCAAGACGGAACAGGATCTACTGATGGAGAGGATACAGAAGATCAGGGACGAGTTCCAGTGGAAGAAACAGCAAATACTCAAGACTCCGAAAAAGAGGTAATTGTTAATGAAAAAGACGATACAGGAGAAATTACAGAGAGTGAACCGGAAGATGTTGAAACACTTCGCGACGGGCAAGACCGAGAAGGGATTCAAGGACCGAGCGAAGATGATTCAGTTGTGGTTGAAGAAGTAATTGTTGATCCAGTAGAAGAGACCGAAATACTAACTGACAATAAAGGTACTTATATACTAATGCCAGATGGCAATAGACGATACATTGACCCTGCTCAAAAAGAACTTAACAACAAGTATAAGATCGACGAAACAATCAGAAAAATGAAAGCACAAGGGCGTTGGCCTAATCCACCATCAAATGATGATGAGATTGATAGTGTAAAAGATGTAATCAGAGATATTATTGAAAAAGATGTAGACGGTGAACTCAGCGAATTATTAGAAAAGGCTGATCAAAAGACACTTGATGAAGTTTACCGTAATATTATTAATGATTTTAACCAAAGTAAAAACTCATAAATTATGAATCAAGATAACAGCAGTTACACAGTAACATTCCCCGACCTAACGTTAACTGAAACTGGCAGTACAGTATTGATTGTCAGCACAGACACTGATTTTATAGATACAGTAAAAACTCAATTTGAGAGATATATTATCAGTAGTCTTGTTTTCTATGTACAAGACAAACCCGCAGTAAATAATGAAGTAGCATGGCTATATCATGTTAGTAAAACTGTAGAGATTTGTATTGTGGATTTAGATAACTGTAGTCCTAATGATGTATTGATAGCATGTCATAGAATTAAAGATGACTTTCATCATTTAGTATTTGTTAGCAAACGTAATCAACAACGAGACATTGTTCGTGTTCTTAACGCAGAAGGAATTTACACTATTCTAGATAGTACTGATCAGTTAGAATCCTGGATACAAAGTGAAATTATAGGACTGGACACTGATGCTGGAATGTAACTTTTGTGGCAAAACACAAAAAGAAGTCAGTCAACTTCTTAGTGGTAATAATGAAGTACATATATGCGACAGATGTATTACCTTAAGTTACACTCTGGTTAGACGAGAACAAGCAAAAGCAAGTGAGAAACATGTTAAAAGCAGATTTAAAGAGATATATAAAACCCTGAAACCCAAAGAAATACATGCGTATTTAAATAAACATGTTATCAGTCAGGAAAGACCTAAAAAAAGCCTAAGTGTACAAATATACAATCACGGTAAGAAATTATTAAATGATACAGAAATCCCTATACAAAAAAGCAACATGTTATTGATAGGACCTACTGGTGTAGGCAAAACACTACTAGCACAAAAACTTGCTGACTTAATGGAAGTACCTTTTATTGTAACAGATGCTACCACACTAACAGAACATGGTTATGCTGGAGATGATGTAGAAACACTAATACAAAAATTAGTACAAGCCGCCAATGGCGATATTGCCCGAGCAAAGTATGGTATAATTTATATTGACGAGATTGATAAAAAAGCAAAACGTAATGATGTCGTTAGTTTGAGCAGAGATGTAAGCGGTGAAGGCGTACAACAAAGTTTACTTAAACTTATGGAAGGTACTGACGTAGAAGTTTCTGTTACTGTGGATAAAAAAGAAGAAAAGCACATGCTAGATACTACAAACATACTGTTTATAGTTAGCGGTGCGTTTATTGGTCTAAGTGATGTAGTGTTAGAAAGAATTGGCAAAAGACGAATAGGGTTCTCTCAAGAACAGATAAGTACTAATGAAACCCAGTGGGAAAAGTATTTAGAAACACAGGACTTGATAAAATACGGACTTATTCCGGAGTTCGTCGGACGTCTACCAAGTGTAAATGTATTACATGAACTAAACAAGGAAGACTTGATCAAGATCTTAACCGAACCTGAACAAAGTTTAGTTAAGCAGTATCAGAGTTTGTTTAAACTTGATCAAGTTGACCTTGAATTTGAACGAGAAGCATTAGAGGCAATCGTAGATAAAACCCTGGAGCAAAGCATAGGCGCTCGTGGCCTAAAGAAAATTATGGATGATTTATTATTAGATACACAATACGAATTACCAACATTAACTGAAATGGGAGTAGCAAAAATAGTAATAACAAAAGAAATGGTGAAGTCAGGTACACCTAGTTGGGGACAACCCGTAGGAGATACTGTACATTGAGAAACACTGGATACAAAAGGGACGATCGCCCTGTAGTAATTTATAACGATCGCATTAGACATGACACACTTCGTGTTAATAATATTGATGGTACAAGTGAGATAATGAGCAAACGTGATGCTCTTAATCTTGCTGATAGTTTAGAATTAGACTTAATATTGATTGCTGAACAAGCAAACCCGCCTGTTTGTAAAATTGCTAGTTTGAACAAATATTTGTACGAACTAAAACAAAAGAAGAAAACAGAAGCAAAGAAACAACGAGCAAGTGTGTCAGAAACCAAAGAGATTCGCATGGGACTGAGTATTGACGATCATGATTTAGAAGTTAAAGCAGGTCATGCTAAAAAGTTTCTGGCTAAAAACCAGAAAGTCAAAGTAACAATCAAACTTCGCGGACGTGAAAGAGGTAAAGCACCAATGGCGCACCAGTTACTGAGTAAATTCAGTGAGTTGTGCGGTACACCAATTGCTGGTAAAATTTCTAGCACCGCAAATAGTGTAAGCGCATTTTTTCAATAAAATCAACTAAATACACTTGACAATTAAGAGTTTAATTGTTATATTATATACATGGATGCCAATTATGGGTCCATAAAAATCTTGCTTATTAAAGGAGAAACAAAATGACAAGAATCACAACCCTAGACCTACCTGCGTTTCGCAGAGCAACTATCGGATTTGATAGAATGTTTGATGAAATGGAACGCACATTCGCAAACAGCGCAACAGGTGGATATCCTCCATATAACATTGTACAGTTGAACGAAAACGATTACGTTATTAGTATTGCTGTAGCAGGTTTTTCGATGGATAACCTAGAAGTCACACAGGACAAAAATGTTCTTAAAGTGGAAGGCAAAGCGCCAGAGAATGACGAAGAGGTAAATTACTTACACAAGGGAATTGGCGGTCGCAATTTCCGCAGAGAGTTCGCACTAGCAGAACATGTATATGTTAAGAGTGCTGGCCTAGAAAATGGCTTGCTTAACATTCATGTAATGCGTGAAGTTCCAGAAGAACTACAGCCAAAGACAATCAAGATCCAAAAGGGTACAACGATTGCTCTTGAAAAGAAGTAAGTAAATAGTCTAGTGGGGAGAGAAATCTCCCCCTAGCATGAAGGTATAAAATGAGCAACCAAACAGCCACCGTAGAAAAAACAGAAGGGGTTCTTAAACTTAAAGGACCAAACAAGTATAATGTCATTATGATAAATGACAATCAAACACCTATGGATTTTGTAGTACAAATACTAGTACACATTTTTCACAAAACACCTGAAACTGCTCAAGAAGTAATGATGGAAGTTCATGAAAAAGGTAGAGGAGTGGCTGGAACATATAACTACGAAGTAGCAGAACAAAAGTGCGTTGAGACAGTCTTACAGAGCAGACGTCACGGATTTCCTCTAGAAGTTACTATAGAAGAAGCAGAATAAATTTAAATGAAAATAGCAATTACCCAGCGGGTGATTGACTTTCGCAATGGACCATACGATTCAGTTGATCATGGTTTTTATAGCATGTTTGCTGGCCATCAACTAATCCCCATTCCAAACAATATCAAACATTTTAGAAGCAATGATATAACTGATGTTGACCTTGTGGTGTTTACCGGAGGCAACAGTATGGTCCAGGGCGATTGGCAATACAACGCAGAGAGATTAAGAGTAGAGAAGCACGTTCTCGATATAGCACTCTCATACAAAAAACCCATATTAGGAATAAGCAGAGGCACACAATTTTTAACTGTGAGTTTAGGTGGCACTCTGGCAAAAACAGGTAGACACGATAAAGATCATATCGTATACTATAAGGACACTACAAAGACAGTTTGTAGTCGGCACAGCGAGCATCTTGAGACCATTCCCCCCGGTGTCACGGTGCTCGCTCGTGACCCACAAGGATATTGTGAGAGTTGGAAACTGGACAATATTGCTTGTGTATTATGGCACCCTGAACGCATGACAGATTACTGGATGCCAGAAGAAGTTAGAACTGTAACAAAACTGTAACATTAAAATATTACGGATTTGTTAAATAATAATGATGGGCAACGTCGAGCCTATCCAAAGTGAGCGACAATGTTAAAGTTGTCAAGCAGAGGAGAACAAAATGGACGCACTCACCGCATGGAGCCTATTAGGCTTCCTGTTTGCCGCTTATGCGGTAATAGCAAACGATAGTGTACAGACTCTCGGTACATGGATCGCAAGTAACAATGAGAGATTCAATTGGAAAATAATGTGGGCCGCCGCTAGTGCGGTTTTATTATGGGCGATATGGTACGGTTGGTACGCATATGGAGGAGACATTTCCTATGGTCGCTTAAATAAAATTCCATTCCAAGAAGTACAATGGTATCATGCTATGGCACCACTTGTACTATTATTGCTAACTAGGGTAGGAGTTCCAGTTAGCACATCATTCTTAGTGTTATCAGCATTTGCTAGTACATTTGTGCTAGAAAAGATGTTGATGAAGTCAATGATGGGTTATGTAGTAGCGGCTACATTCGCATACGGTGTATGGTTTGTTGTTAGTCGCTGGATGGACGAGAATGTTCCTGTCAAAGAAGAACACAAAGGTTATTGGCGTGTAGCACAATGGGTAACAACAGGTTTCCTATGGTGGACATGGCTAAGTCATGATATGGCTAACATTGCTGTGTTCCTACCACGTGAACTAGACATATCGCTAATGATTATGGTTAGTGTTGTGTTTGTTGGTGGACTTGGATTTATGCTTCGTGAAGGCGGAGGTAAGATTCAAAACATTGTATTAGAAAAACACAATACTCGTTACATCAGAAGTGCTACGATTATTGACTTGTTTTATTGGCTTACATTGTGGTTCTTTAAAGAACTAAATGATATCCCAATGTCAACTACTTGGGTATTTGTGGGCTTGCTCGCAGGACGTGAGTTTGCTATTGCTAGTTTCACTGGTAAGAAGAAAACTCGTAATGTTTTCCCTATTGTAGGCAGAGACTTTGGTAAGATGATGATTGGCTTGAGTGCTAGTTTGGCAATCGTGCTACTTATTCATTATGTTATTGTTCCTAACGGACTATAAGAAAACACTAAGTGACGCATCGGCGGCGTCACTTTTTTCTTGACAAAACAACAGTTTATAGTATACTACATACATGGCTGAAGAAAACACTCAACACATTGAACCGATAACTGAAAAACTTGACGAAAAGATTGCCAAGTTAAACAGTAACCGTGTATTCAAAAGTGTCACACCTATAGGCACAGTGGACTGGTATATTAAATGGATTGCTAGTGCTTTTGTTATTGCGGCTGTTATGTGCCGCAGTGTAGAAGAGATTCCTAAGATTTACGATGTTGTGTTAAGTTTCGTAGGTTGTTTAGGGTGGGGTGTTGTCGGCTATTTGTGGCACGATAGAGCCCTTATATTGCTCAACGGTGTATTAACAGTTGTATTGGGCATCAGTATTTTAAGGTGGTTAGCAGGATGAGAATTGAACCAGATATTAAATTAGACTATAGTAATGTATTGTTACGCCCAAAACGTAGCACACTGGGTAGTCGCAAAGAAGTACGCCTAGAAAGACGTTATGAGTTTCGTAACTATACTCCAGCAGATATGAGTATGGAAATGTTGCGACCTGAAAGTACTCCCCATTATGAGGGTATTCCTATTATGGCGGCAAACATGGATGGTGTTGCTACATTTGAAATGGCAGATAAACTTGGTGGACTAGGCTTGTTTACTTGTCTTGTTAAGACATATACAGTAAATGAACTTGTCAGTTACTTTGATTGCGTTGACGAAGGATTGCGTATGAAACGTCCTGAGTATACGGCATACAGTATGGGCATTACAGATGCTGACCATGAAAAGTTTAGAATGGTGTATGAACAAGCGCCAAATGTTAAATATGTATGTATTGATGTAGCAAACGGTTACAGTGTTCGCTTTACAGATTTTATTAAAGAGTTTAGGCAACTATATCCTAACATTGTAATAATTGCTGGTAATGTTGTAACTGCTGATCAAACGCAGGAGTTAATATTAAATGGTGCTGATATTGTTAAAGTTGGGATTGGACCTGGTAGCGTGTGTACTACTCGCATTCAAACTGGAGTCGGATATCCGCAACTTTCCGCTGTCATTGAGTGTGCTGATGCTGCTCATGGGCTTGGTGGACATATTATTGCTGATGGTGGTTGTACTACCCCCGGAGATATTAGCAAAGCCTTTGCGGGCGGCGCAGACTTTGTTATGCTCGGGGGTATGTTAGCCGGGCATGACGAAGGTGGCGGCGAAGTAATTACTAAAATGTATACTACTAACGAAGTAACTTTTGATCAAGGTGGTATGCAACATAAAATTGAAGAGAAACAGTTTGTCCAATTCTACGGAATGAGTTCGAAGGCCGCGAACGACAAACACTTTGGAGGCCTTAAGGAATATAGAAGTAGTGAAGGAAGAGAAGTTCTTGTACCTTACAGAGGAGCAGTGGGCAATACTATTCAAGATATCCTTGGTGGGTTGCGTTCTACTCTCACTTATGTTGGCGCAATGAAACTTAAACATTTGAGTAAGTGTGCCACGTTTATACAAGTATGGGACACACATAATAGAGTATATGAAAACAACTAATGATTATACAGCAGGATTTGGTAAATCTTATCCACATGATGTACACTTAAACAAAAAAGGTGTAGACGCAGCTGAATTAGAATGGTGTCAGGAAAATTGTACTGATAATTTTGGTTGGCACTTTGTAAATGATTTAGCAGTTTTGTCTTTTGTTAATGAACGTGATGCGTTCATGTATAAAATGGCAAGGGTGCGTTAAAACAGCGCACCTACTATATTATATATAAGTAAGCAGGACTGTAATATTATATTACAGTCTTGTTTGTCTGAGTATTAATGCTACAAAAGCAACAGTGTTTTTCCCTTAGATAAGTAAGTACCACTGTACTATTTGTATAAATAAAAGTGTTAAAAGATTGTTGCTTCGCAACAAAGAGCGACCTCAGCTCAGAAAAAATGAGTGACACTAGGAAAGACTAGGGCATATCCCATGCCTTACAAGTGGCGTTGAAATATAGACGTCGTGGTGACACCGGAAGAGACCGGGGTTTCGTAGATTCCTAAAAATCCACACACATATATACACAAAGGAGAACGCAGAATGACTGCACTAGCATTAAACACGGCTGACAAAATTGGTCAAAGTTTAGTAGACTTTTACAAAAAGTTAGATGCTCACTTTAAAGCAAAAGCATTACAAAAAAGAACCCGTAGAGAACTATCAAGGTTAAACGATCGTGAACTTCAAGATATTGGACTGAGCAGAGGCATGATTGGCCTAACTGCCTGGGAAGCATACAAAATTGAAGTCGAGCGTCAAACTCGCAAGCATGGAGGTGTATTATAATGACAACATTAGCACACCACAGTTTTTATAACCTAACCTGTAAATTTTGTACCCTAGTAAGAAATGTATTAGTAAGCATTTTCTTAGGTATGATTGCGTTAGGCGAATCGGCAGGGAGAGCAAGAGCAGCTAATATTTTAGCACAACATGGACGTATGGACTTGGCTAAAGAACTTATGTTGGGAAAGGAGAGCAAAAATGACTAAATTTAAAAATTTCCTTTATACAACAACAGTATTATCTAGCATGATGGCATTATTAGCAGGCATTATGTTTTTAAACGTAATGACTTATGTGAACTAAGGAGCAGGATATGAAATTTATTGTAGCAATGCTTGACAATCTATCATTTTATATTCACTGTTCTAATCTAGCACAAGCAGGCGAATACGACGTCGTTAAAGAACTTATTCAGGAGAGGAGGGTAGCATAATGTGGCCCTACACTCAAGAAGAAGCAGACGAATTGTTTGGTAACAAAAAATAAAAAGAGGGGATTTAGTTCCCCTTTTTTAATTTAAAGCATCTTGCTTTATTAACTACTAAGATAAATACTTTTGAGGTTAGCACAATGTCAAAAGTAGCAATGGTTCGTTACATCGCCGATAAACTTACGGAAGCGGAAACGCAAGAAGAAAAACGTGATGTTTTGATGCGATACAGTAGTGATACTTTATTCAAAAGAATTATATACTACACCTACAATCCTATAATCGTTTTTGGCATGGATGATTATAATCCAAAATTAAAAGATCCAGGCGTCGATGGAGGCATGGGCATCAGTAAATTTATGCACATACCTGAAGATTTAAGTGAAAACAAATTAGATACTGACGAAGGCATATTTGCTTGTAATCTAGTACTCAGTCATATTAACAGAGATGAAGCAGAAATTTTTGTAGGTATGCTTAAAAAAGATATTGGTGTTGGACTAACTATTGAAAGCATCAACAGCGTATGGCCTAACCTTATTCCAAACTACCCAGTACAAAAAGCAGTTGATTACTCCAGTGAATTAGCAAAGCAAACAACCTTTCCTGCTGTAGTTCAACCTGTTGTTGAAGGCAAACGTGTAAACATTATTGTGCGTTATAATACTGTAGAGTTTCGTGACTCCAGTGGAAAATTACTACCTGAGTTATTAGAATACGGTCATCAGTTTAGTATACTTGCTCAAAATAACAGTACTGTATTTGATGGATGTTATCAGGAACAAAACAAACGTTTTGTAATCTGGGACGTAATTAAGTATGATGGATTTGTCCGAGGTATAGATAATAGACTTGGCTATAACTGGAGATTTAACGGACTTGAACACATGATTATATTAAGTAGAGAGCATATCGACACACCTTGTTACAGTAGTGTGCCAGTAAAAATGGTTGATAATTGGCTACAAGTAGAACAAGCCGCTAAAGAAATCAAATGTAATGTAATAGTTAAAGAATTAGATAGTATCTGGCAGACTGGCCCTAATGCTGGCAATATCATATTCCGTGTGAATACTGAAACTCTCGAAACCGAACTTAGTTCCAACAATACTACAGTTAGCACAAGCACCGCGTCTTGATCCTTTTGCTAATTCAGCTCTTATAGCAGTTAATTTTTCACTGTTCCAACATTCAGCAAAACTAGTTTCCAGTATGTTGCCCATGTTGCCTGCCTGGCGATGCCAATCGTTACAGCATAACACAACATCACCATTCCAATCAATCATAGTTTTATAAAACGGCAAGTAGCATTGATTTTGTATGCCAGTGCCTCCCATAATGCCACTACGATTATTAAATCCATATTCAGCAATTAGTTCTTGAGCATTACCAGTATCATAATGTTTGCGTAGTCGCCAGCCGTTACCTGGTAAAAACAGCATTTCAGCCTGCCGCCTTTTATATTGTTCTTCACCATCATAACAATCTACAGTTAACATATCAAGACCTGCCCGAAATAATTCTTTAGTATAACTTAAATCACTGTCTATCAGTCTGTCACCGTTTGTGGTAATCTCAATATAAACTGGCGCAGTGCGAAGTATTTGTACGATTTCTAATAAGTGTGGATGTGTATGTGGCTCTCCAAATCCTGTAATGTGTACATCACCATACCAACCAGTTTGTATAATTTCTGTGGTTAGTTTTTGTACAGTGTACTCATCCATAAACAACTTTTGATTAGGATAAACACTTGGATCGTGCCTCGGGCAAAAACTACAGGTGCGATTACAGAGCTCAGATATGTTGAGCTCTATAGTCGCTAGTCCTGGATAATATTCATTGTATAGGTCAGCGTTCTGATGTCTACTGTGACGGCTTTTTATGTGTCCGTTGACATCAAAGTTGCTGTTCCTTGTTTTTTCTAACTTTGTCGGCATATAATCCCATACTGTGGTCAAATGCTCCATCGAACAACTGAAACTTACATAACGCTCTAAAGCGTCCTCTCATTTGATCTTTGAATCTCTGCCACCATGTGCTTTGTCTTACGTTTCCGTAATAGTTGATGTATTTTAGATCACCAATGTGTGTAAACAATCCAAACGGTGGAACTTTTGTTACAATGTCATTGTTATTAACAAATCTCCAGGTTGGAATATTGTCAAACTGTTCTGCCCATAAATGGTTGCCCACTCTCGGACTGCCAAAGTTATACAAGTTAACAGTGTAACCCATATCGGCAATTCTACTAGCACACAAGGTTGCCATTGCGGCACCCAAACTGTGTCCAGTAACAATAACAGTATCACGTTCTTTGTTAACTGCTTTACCTTTAACTAGTTTTTCAATCAGCGGCCACAGTTTATCAATTTCATTTTTAAATCCACTGTGAACTCTACCTTTTGTTTCACTTGCTTCTTTCCATGCTTTTAAATCAGCAAGTACATCGTTTAGTTGTGATGGTTGCGTACCTCTAAAGGCAATTACCACCTGATTCTCATCATGTCTAAACATACACCCTTGAGCTCCATCCTCATCAAAGAATTTATAGCTCTTCTTTTCTTGTACATATCCGCTTATGTCAGCAAAGCAACCATCATGGTCTTTATATACACTATTGCTTACATCAGCGCACATACTCGCGTGTTTCCAATCCATTTTCACCCCCACGGTTATTATGTTTTTTTATATTCAGTTGTGCTTTATTGTTACTACATTCTTTTAAACATATAGGCGGGGGATTATCGCTCTCCCAGCCAGTGTACCAAATATGTGTCCAAAAGACTTTATGATTAACAATATCGTCTAACTCATGTGTATTTAACGAATTCCATTCAGGATCCGTTTGTAATAGATTCCAAATTACTTTGTCCTCCATTAATCTCTTTGTTTCGTTATCATTGTTATTGCGTCTTTTATCCCAGGCGTTAGCAAAGAAACAACAGGGCCAAACTCTACCATCAGGAGTAATCTCCCACTCTCTGGTGTCATCTTTTACCTGATGAGCATTACAAGTAATACAATTAGAATTCGTAGTGTTCATGTGCTAATTTCCAAAATTCACGTTCATTTTCCGGAGTAATCTTACCCCAACTTCTTTTGTTTATTTTTATATCTAGTTTACATCCTATATCATTTGCCCGTTGTATTATCTCTGGTACCTGAAACCAATTCCAATCAAATACTAGAAAGTGCCAAGCACCACTGCCTCCATTCTTGAACCAGGCAGTCATGTTGTCCATAGCACGTTGCCAATCAACACCTTCTCTATACAGCCAGTTTGTATCGTGGTCAGCACCATCTACACCAAACTTTATGCGTATTTCTCTGCCATGCTTTTTTGCCAACTCAGCGTACCAATCTGGTTGACGTAAGCCACCATTTGTGTTAATATGAACTTTAGAAGTGTGTTTAAGACTTTCTAGTATAAACTCATTAACTTGCGGATGCATAAAAGGATCACCAAATTCTCCGCAGAATTGTATGTAACTTATATCTAGTTTTGTTTTAGAGAGAATGTTCTTAAAAGTGTCAAGGCTCATGTGCTGTAAAGGAAGCCACTCTTCCTTTTCGCCAGTATGTTCGTTAGTTCTAGCACAACTACGACATTTAGCCTGGCAATATGTAGTTAGAGCAAAGTCAAAAGCATGTTTCATTATGTATGTATTTATTTGGTATAAATACACAGTGCCGCAAATAGAGCCGGCATTTTCCATCTATAATAGGAGACACAGAGATGATTGAAGGTTTCAAGGCACCCTGCGTGGTGTTTAAAACTCGAGTTCGCGATGAAAGCATTGGCGGACCAAACCCTTTCCGTTGGGAAGATGTAACCAGCGATAGCCTACTAAAAGGCAAGCGTGTAGCAGTATTCAGCCTACCAGGCGCATTTACACCTACATGCTCAACATATCAACTTCCTGGTTTTGAAGAAAACTATGAGAAGATTAAAAGTCTAGGGATTGACGAAGTATACTGTATCAGTGTTAACGATGCGTTTGTTATGAACGCATGGGCAAAGGCACAGAATATTCAAAATGTTAAAGTGATTCCAGACGGTTCAGGTAACTTTACTCGTTTTATGGGTATGCTTATTGGTAAAAACCACTTAGGTTTTGGTAATCGCAGTTGGCGTTACATGTGCGTATTCAATGACGGCGTAGTTGAAAAATGGTGGCAGGAACCTGGCATCAACAATGATGGCGACGACATGGATCCATATGGCGAAACAAAGCCAGAAAACATGGTAGAATATCTGGAGTCTGTTGCTGGGTAAGCAATGATTGAACAGTATGATGATAGATTGGCAATATGGGGGACTCCCGGTGCTGGGATGAACTTTATTGCCAGTCTACTTTCTAAACACGAAATTCTAATAGAAGCAAACAATGAATATTTCTTTGTACAACGTGGACAAAGAGAAATAGGTTGCGGCCATCTTGATCAGGAGTATTATCAACACACAAGACAAGATGTGTCTAAAATCACACCCAGTGAATACCGAAGACTAATTAAACAATACAAAATAGATCATCCGCTCACAAAACATTTAGTTATACTACCAGATGGTTGGGCTCATTATATCAAAGGACTTCTTGTAGCAAAACGCAGAGCAAACTTAAAAAATTATGAGCATGGCAAACTACACCCACGAATTGCTCGTACTGAAGAAGTAATGCGTAGAGGTACTCAACTAACAGACGGGTGGGAAATTCACAAGTACAGAGAACCATCTGATAACAAAGTTAATAAACATTATCAGTTCGCCGCCAGCCTGGTTAATCCAGATGACATACAAACAGTTACCTATCGTGATTTGTTTGTTACACCAGACGTACAACTATGGGAAAAACTAGTAAACAAGTGGAAAACCAGGCTAACTCTAGAAGAAGTACTAGGTCGTGTAGCAGTGTATCACGATAAAAACGTACAATTACTGAGAGCAGAATATCCAGAATTAAATCAACATTTAGACAATTTCCTGTTAGAAATGTCTTGACTATTCCTACAGTTCATGTATAATGAATATAATAAATTTTATGGAGTGTAGCATGATATCTAGCAGACAAATTGTTGAAATGATTAACCAAGAGATCAAAAAAGAATATGACGATCAAGTGATTAGTGCCTTTAAACACCTAATTGATCGCATTGAAGTTTTGGAAGATGTAGAACTCAATAATATGTACAAGGAATATGTGCGTGATGAGGAAGAAAAAAGACAGCAGTCAATTCAAGCCACAGAGGCTCGTCTTCAAGCCGAAAAACTATTCGCTCGAGAGGTTGAATAGCATGGACAGTGTACTTGAGCGCAAAATCGCTAACTGTCTTGCTCTAGCATACAATCCAAATGCTAGCGAATGGGCTAAAAATTTCTGGAAAAAAACTGCAGAAAAGTTGGCAAAAAGGCTTGACAACAAGTAAGACATATCATATACTATATGTATAGTTAGAAATTAACAGGAGTTGATGATGGAAATGTTTGCTGGTACACTTGATGCTTTGGATAAGATTCGTATTACAAAGCCACTGAAGTTTGAAGATCTCGCTAATCGCGGTGACCGTATTCGTGCGTATGACTTTATGGGTAACACTGAAGCATACATTGAAGGCGTAGTTAAAGACAAGGGTATGACCCCTGGCGGATACTATGGCTACACCATTGATATTGAAGTTGATGGTATGGATGCTGGTCGTGAAGGTGACACCGGTTACGTTCCGTTTGAAACATCGTTTATGGAATATGATACTCGAGTAGAGTTAGTATAAACTAATTTTAAGAATTTATGACAATAGTGTCATAATGTGTAAAGTAGCATAAGGAGAAAGACATGCTCGATACAATTACCGCCCCAACCAAAGCTGCAACAGTAGCAAATCTGCTTGTTTGTTATATGGAATCTTTTCCAACTCGTACAGTTTTTGAGCGTACAGAGTTTATTCGATTCCTAGAGCAAAAAGGCATTGAGAGCAATAACAGTTATTACCTTGCTTTGGTAGAAACTGGCACAGTTGTTCCGTTTAATGTACCTGGTACTGCCCGTAAAGTCGGGTACCTAAAGGTAAAATAATGGCAAAGTACTATGTATTGGCGGCACTTGGTGCCGCCTTTGCAGCCGCAGTTGATTCGTATGTAGTGTTAGCACTAACACTTGCTATTACACTACTGTTATATCAAACAGAGGTAAAGAAATGACACCGGAAAAAATTGTAGCAGGTAATAGTTATACTTGTACATTCACAGTAAAAAACATTCCACTAGATGAATGGGGTCGCCCAGGTGGTATGATGAGCCTGGCAGATTTGCCAGTTAAAGGATACGGTGATTACACCAGCACAGGTGATATTGTTGCTCGTGACCTATCTACAAAACTTCTTGAGGTTATGGATCATAAAAGTGATGGCAAACCCAAAAAGTATGTTGTAGCATTTGAGGACGTAACTGATGTCAACGTATGTAATTGAACCCACTCAAAAGAAGAGTGTTGTAGAAACCGCTTATTGGAGCAACAGTGAAACTGGTGAGCGGTTGGAAATTGAGACTGGTTGGCGTTGGGGTACATTTATCGTTAATGGCCTTGAAGAAGATGAAGTTGCGCCAGATGATGAAGATGTCGTAAAGAACGAACACGGCTTTGAAGTATATGCTTATACTAACGCAGAGTTAGACAACACATTTGACGGTTGTTGGGAATATATGACACTGTATGACAAAGACCGCAACGTCTGTAGCGACAGTGACGATGAAGATAATCCACTAGCAGCTCGCCTAAAAGAACTTGAAGAAGGCTGGTATGAGGATAGTTATTCTTATCTAGAAGAAAGTGGCTGGTATGATGACGATTCAGAAACCTGGATCTACGGCCCACTTGATGTTAAGGTTGAAGATTAAGTGTACGATAGTCAAATAGAAATTGCTTTTGTAATTGATGTGCTTGACAAAGAGATTGAGTTTGCTACAAGTTGTTTACAACCTCATGATACAGGACACATCAATACAGCAATTAGTTGGATGACACATCGTAAGAACGAATTAGAAAAAGAATATTCTCTCCTTAGCTCAGCAGGATAGAGCAACGGCCTTCTAAGCCGTGGGTCGGGGGTTCGAATCCTCCAGGAGAGGCCAATTAGGCGAGCGTGGCGGAATAGGTAGACGCAACGGACTTAAAATCCGTTATCATTATTGGTGTGTGGGTTCGAGTCCCTCCGCTCGCACCAAAAACTGGATTCTGTTCTCCAGGATAAACAAGTGAACAGATGGTGCCACCTGGGTAGCAGTGTCTCAGTGCTATATCTGAGAGTCGGGGCGGAACAACAGGGTGTATCCTGCCGCAAGGTAGTTGGCGAGGTTGGTGGCGACTACCACTTTTTATTAACGAGGAGAACATTATGATTTTAGGAGTAGCATTAATCGCAGGATTGTTTTTTAATGACAATGCTGTGTTTTTTCAAACAGTAGAACAAAACCGTAAAGACGGAATGGAGTGGCATTACATTGGTAAAACTACTCCAGATGGATCACCGGCTATTACGGCTAAAAATGAAGCAACAGGCGAGGAATTTATTTACTTCAAGATGAAGCAACCACAGGAGTAGAAATGTTGCGAGGCGCATTAAGATTTGAGGCAGATGGTCTCAAAGCAATAGTTAACAATGATGAAGTGTGTTATTTTGTTGACTTTTACGAGAATGATGTTAAAATTGGTAGAATAAACTATTACGGCAAAGATGGGTCGTATGCTGAAAGTGCCGCAGAGAATTATATTTACGGCGTTTTTAAAAAGGAAGATGTGCTAAAGCACGTTGAACAGTTAGAGTTAAAACTCTAAAGTACTGGAGAGTTGGCCGAGTGGCTGAAGGCGGCACCCTGCTAAGGTGTTATACGGGCAACCGTATCGAGGGTTCGAATCCCTCACTCTCCGCCATACTAGGGAGAAAGTGATGGGACATAGTGTTGATGATGTATACCGCCTAGTGTCTGTAATGTATGATAAAGCGATTGAGTTACATCGTATGCGTTACAGCTCAGAAGTGGGAGGCAAGTATAGTGAACAAGAGGTACAATTCCTCATTGATGACTTACGAAGCCTAGCACGTCAGCTCGCTAATGACCGGAACATAGATCACAAACTCCCATAAAGGCAAGGGTCACAGCAAGACTCAGGATTAGCGGCGATGGATGGGGCCAGTTACCAAAAAGGTTAAGACTTGTTAGACGTAGCGGCAGGACAAGTCACCAAGTAGGCGGGAAAAGGGGGCTGTACTTGGAATAAATACTTGCATAATACAGGAGGTTGTGTTATGGTACAAAAATGGATTAACGCTCGTATTAAAGAGCGTACAAGTTTAGATGGTGCGATTTTAATTGTCGCAGGCATCTCTTTTCTTATCTTTAAACCTATAGCAAGTCTAGTAGCATACGGCGCGATTGCCTACGGTGCCTGGACTATTTGGAAAAAGGAAGACTAATGGCTTCAGAGAATTGGCAAAAATGCCTGGAGACTATTCTCCATCATGAAGGTGGTTATGTAAACCATCCAAAAGACCCTGGCGGTGAAACTAACCTTGGAGTAACCAAGCGGGTATACGAAGAATGGGGTGGCACAAAAGACATGAAAGACCTAACGGTTGAAGATGTGTCCCCGATTTACAAAAAAAATTATTGGGATAGAGTCAAAGGTGACGAACTTCCAGCAGGGTTAGACCTTTGTGTGTTTGACTTTGGTGTAAACGCAGGTACAGGTCGTGCCGCTAAGTATCTACAAAATCTTGTAGGTGCTACAGCAGACGGAGCCATTGGCCCAGGCACACTTAGATCAGTTAATGCGTATGTACAAGTAGAAGGACTAGCACAAACTATTGACGAGTATCAACGAGCAAGACAAGGTTATTACGAGCAGTTAAGTACTTTTGAAACATTTGGCAGAGGTTGGACTCGCCGTGTTACTGAAACTACTGAACTTGCTCACTCAATGATCTAATGTTCGTAATACAAAACGATATTCTTTGGCAACCTACACAAACAGCCAATTGGAAAAATGTAAAGTTTTTTCCTACTCCCAATAAAGGAAATCGCTATCATCCAGAATCAATTAAAGTAGATGTGCTGGATGGTAGCCTATGTGCTTTTGGCACGGCTCAGTTTTTTCAAAATCTTGGAGAAAATTCTGGGCATATAAATATCGATAGTAAAGGCAATGTGTCACAAAACATTGAGTTTACACTTCAAGCACAAAATCAAAATAGCATCGTTATCAATCTATGTAGTAAAACAATTACAGAGCCACAAGTAAAAATACTTGATGAGATAGTAGATGTGTTAGTAGAGAAATATAAAATTGGAAGACCTGAAAAAGTACAACCAACACAGTGATACCTGGTGCCCTATTCCTTTTGTTGGGCTAAGTTTACACCCAATGGGTTTCCTTAGTCGCTGTATGATGAGCGAAGAAATTATGAGCAATGCCCAAAATTTAGATTGGGATAGTCCAGAGTTTCAGCGTCTTAGACAGAGTATGCTAGATGGTAAATGGGATTCGCCAGGCTGTGATAACTGTCGTATGAAAGAAGAAACTGGAGCAAAAAGTCAGAGACAAAACTGGCTAACTGCTCAAAAGCGACACTTTGTAGATGGCGCTTATGACGAACCTAAAATTTCTGGTAATACAGTAAGGCACTTGTTCCTTAATTTTAACAATGTGTGTAACTTTAAATGTCGTATGTGTAGTCCACGATACAGTAATAGTCTTATTGCCGAACACAGACATTTACACAACACTAGTATGCCTAAACTTCGTTTTGATGAAGAACAGTACAAGAACATCAACAATGTACTAAATTTTTTAGAGTTTAATCGCGACAGACTTAAAGATGTAACAAGTATTTGGGTTACTGGAGGCGAGCCGTTTATTGACGATACAATGTGGAAGGTAGTTGATATGCTCAATGAGTACGCAATACCAGAACAAATTAGCATGAGTATCACTACAAATGGTAGCCGCATTGGTGTAGATCAACTTGATGTATTCAATAACTTTAAACAAATACATTTTGATTTAAGCATGGATACACCAGGCCCTATGTTTGAATACATGCGTAGTGCTGGATTATACTCTTGGGAAGAGATCGACAAATTTGTAGATGAACTTGCTGAGTACCGTAAACAAAATATGGACTGGTTGTTAGTAAGTTTGAACAGTAGTTATCAGATATACAATGCTACTAGATTAAAAGAATTATACGAATACACCTACGATAAACTGGGTGAAAACCATGTAAATCACAGACTTGTTATTGGTCCAAGACACTTTCAGGCAAGACATGCTCCACAAGAAATTAAAGAGATAGCCAATGGTAAAATTGATGAATTGTTAACAGCACGTTGGCTTGATGATCATGACATTAGAATGATTGAAGATGCTCGTAAAATGTTAAACAGACCTGCCGAACTAGAACAATGGCAAATGTTTATAACACAGTGTAAAGGGCAAGATAAGTTTAGAGGAGTGGATTTAAGAGATTACGATTCAGTTCTTGGAAAGGCAGTTTATGGCAGTTAGACTAAATTACACAAACAATACAAATCCAGAGCGTTGGTTTGGCATTAACGATTGTTTTACTGATGCTGATGAAATACTAAAATATTTTCCAACAGAAGCACATTTTAGTGACACAGGCAAACGTGATGGTGCTAACAAGTTTAGAACGTTTGCTAGAGCGGATACTCCACTAGGCAATATTTTTAAAGACTTTACTAACAGAGATTTTCGTTTACATTTGAGCGATATAACTGGTGTTGACTGTACTGCTGGGAAATTGCGTGTGGAATTATGTCAAGATGGCCCAGGTTTTTATCTGGAAAGACACATTGACATACCGGAAAAGGTAATTACATTACAAATTTATCTGGG